TTATTATGAAATCAGAAATTTTATTAACTTTAATTAAAGAAGTTGTTAAAAACGAAGTTAAGTTACAAGTAAAAGAAGAACTTGTTAAACTAATTAAGTCTGGTGCAGTTACATTAAACTCACAAAAGAAATCATCTACTCCATCATTGAGAGAGATGACAGAAGTTACTCCTACACCGGTTAAAAGACAACAATCGGTTCAACAATCACAAAGACCTACAAAGGAATTTTCAAAAGACCCAATGATAAATGAGATTTTGAATATGACACAACCATTTTCATCTGAGCAACGTAGAGAAGGTGCACAGGCGGTTGGAAGTATATTAGATATGATTAAGCCTGAATTAAGGGTTGATGAAAGTGAATGGGAAACTATGGATTTTAGAGAAGTAAACATACCATCCAATACACCAAACTTTGAATCAACGGGTGATGGATTACAAGATGCTACAATAAAAGCATTGACAAGAGATTATAGAGAATTAGTTAAAAGATTTTAATAATGGCAATAGAATTAGGAAAAATATCCGTAAAGGATTTAATACAAAACCAACATAAAGGTTTAAGTATTGGATTTTCTAATTCAGATACTGACGGATTATTTCAAAAAAATTATTCCACAAGAAAACAATATGCAGAGAATATTAAAAATTTAATATTAACAAGAAAAGGGGAAAGAATAATGAATCCCTTATTTGGATGTGATATTCATAGAGTTCTATTTGAACCAATAGTTGAAGGCCAAATAGAAAATAAAATTGAAGCTGCAATTGAACAAGCCGTTAATTATTGGATTCCAGAAGTTAATATAGATGAAATTATTTTTGATTTTACTGAAAATGACATAGATAACCATACCATTAATTTTAATATAGTTTTTTCATTAAAATCAAATCCAGATATAACCGATAACGTAGAAGTATCAATAAAAGAATAATATAAAATGGCAATTAAATCTTTAAATAAGAATTGGGGCAATAATAACAAAGAAATAAATTATGTTGGTAAAGATTTTACCACATTTAAAGAAAACTTAGTTAATTTTGCTAAAACATATTTTCCGGATAATTATTCGGATTTTTCGGATGCATCCCCTGGAAACATATTCATTGATATGGCTTCATATGTGGGTGACGTTCTTTCCTTTTATCAGGATACTCAATTAAAAGAATCAATGTTAGCGAATGCTAGCGAAAGAAAAAATGTAGTATCAATTGCACAATCTATGGGATATAAACCAAAGTTATCTGCACCAGCTGCTACAACAATAAAGGTTTATCAAATATTACCTTCAAAAAATAATGGTGGAAACTTAGAGCCGGATTCTAGATTTTATTTAAAAATTAAGGATGGAATGGAAATAAAATCAACATCAAATTCTAATGTAATATTTAGAACAACTGATTCGGTTGATTTTGAAAATCCAATTGATAGAGAAATTGATGTGTATGAAAGAGATTCAACCGGTGCACCAACACAATATCTTATTAGTAAATTAGTAAAAGCAATATCTGCTACTCAAATAGAAACATCTTTTATAATGGGAAATGATGTTGATTATCCATCGGTTTCTTTATCGGATAGTGATATAATACAAATAGTTTCCGTTACCGATTCGAATAATAACAAATATTATGAAGTTCCATATTTGGCACAAGAAAGTGTGTTTGTAGAACAGGCTAATATTTCAAGTAATACAAATTCCGATTTAAATTCTGTGTCATCCATAGTTCCATATATTTTAGAAGTACAGAAGGTACCTAGAAGATTTAGTGTTAAGGTTAATTCAAATAACACTATGGATTTACAATTTGGAAGTGGAGATACATCAATGAATGATGAGCAGATATTACCTAATACAAAAAATGTAGGATTAGGATTGGCAAATTCAGTTAATAGATTGAATCAAGGTATTGACCCTTCCAATTTCTTAAAAACAAATACATTTGGTATAGCTCCTACAAATACAACATTAAAAGTAAAATATTTAGTAGGTGGTGGAATCGAATCAAATGTAAATACAGGAGATTTAGTTAGTATTATTAATATAACATTTGAAGAAGATTTGTTATCATTAAGTGATGATGATTTAAGAGTATATAATCAAGCTAAAACAACAATAGCAGTTGAAAATGTAGAGCCAGCAGTTGGAGGAAGGGGTGGTGAAAGTATTGAAGAAATTAGACAGAATGCATTGGCAACATTTGGTTCACAAAATAGAGCAGTAACACGACAAGATTATATAGTAAGAGCTTTGAGTATGTCTACTAGATATGGTAGTGTTGCAAAAGTATATGTTAGCCCAGATGGTGAATTGGATAATAATTCTCCTGCATCAATTTTAGCTAGTCCTAATAATATTGAAGAATTTACGAATTTAGTAGATTCTATGAAAGGAATGAAAAAATCCGAAATACAAAAGGAGTTAGTTAAATATCTTTCAAACAAAAGAACGGCAATTTCGGAAGTAAACAATCCATTTGCTATTAATATGTATGTTTTGGGATATAATGATAATAAAAATCTTACACAATTAAATCAGGCAGTTAAACAAAATCTTAAAACTTATTTAGGTGAATATAGAATGTTGACAGACGCAGTTAATATGATTGATGGGTTTATTGTAAATATTGGAGTTGATTTTGAAATTATATGTTATTCAAATTTCAATAAAAGAGAAGTATTAGCAAATTGTTTAACATCTATACAAGAACATTTTAATATAGATAATTGGACATTTAATAAACCAATAAACATTTCTGAAATAGAATTAATACTTGCAAATGTTGAAGGTGTTATGAGTGTTCCATCGGTTAAAATTAAAAACTTATGTGCGGGGGATGGTAACTATTCTCCAAACAAATATAATATAGATGAAGCAATAAAGGGAAAGATTGTATATCCTTCTTTAGACCCTTGTGTTTTTGAAGTCAAATTTCCTAACAAAGATATTAAAGGGAGGGCCTTATAATGCATAAATTTTTCACATCATCATACGATGCAAGTATATATCTTCAACAACCTGACCAAAACGCTGGTAGAGATGAGATATTGGAAGTAGGTAAACTTTATTATGGTTCTACAATGGATATAGCTAGAACTTTAATTAAATTTCCAATAACAGACGTTTCTCAATCGATAGCAAGTAATGTAGGAACTGGTAGTTATAAAGTATTTTTAAATCTTAAAGCGGCAAATTCCGAAGAAATCCCATTAGAATATACAATTTATGCTAACGCAGTTTCTCAAAGCTGGAGTATGGGAACTGGTACAAAATTTGACAATACAACATCCGATGGTGTTAGTTGGTATTATAAAAACGGAACCGATAAGTGGATGGATTATACGGTAACACCTGATGCATATGTAAGTGGTTCCGATACCGGTTCACTATCAAATGGTGGAGGTGGTACTTGGTATACCGCATCTATGGCATCACAATCATTTAGTAATGAACCAGATGATATTAGAATGGATGTTACAAATATTGTAAAATTGTGGATTAGTGGTAGTTTGTCAAATAATGGTTTTATATTACATCACCATACATCTGCATCAATCAGTTCAACCGATGATGGAGTCGACTATGGTATACTTAAATTCTTTTCAAAAGAAACACATACTATATATGAACCAAAATTAGAATTAGTTTGGAGTGATGTTTCATTTGTAACAGGTTCATTAACATCAATCCCTTCTGAAAATTTTAAAGTAGTTTTGACTAATTTAAAAACTAAATATGATACAAATAGTAAAATAAAAATTAGAGTAAAGGGTGGTGATTTATACCCATTGAAATCGTTTTCTAATACGTTTGTTAATAATACCATAAACTATTTACCGACCTCTTCATATTATCAATTAGAAGATTATTTAACAGGAGAAGTTGTATATCCATTTGGAGAATATACTAAAATAAGTTGTGATTCAACTGGTAACTATTTTGTTATGGAATTAAATACATTACCAATTGATAGAGTTTATAAAATAAAAACCAAAGTTACAATGGGAGGAATAGATTATATATTTGATGATAAAAATACATTTGAAATAAAATAATATGGCTTTAACATCAATAGAAGCAATTGCTGAAAGATTACAAGAAGAAAGAAAAAATAGATTAGAAGAAATATTAATTTCATCTGGTTCCCAAGCTATTGTCAAAAACGATTATGGTATAACAATTGTAGATGAAAAAAATGTAGCATCTTCTTTGGTATTTAAAGAATTAAATAAAGATAAATACGATGAGGAAGAAATTAAAAAAGCAATTGATGTTGAGGTAAAGGAATTAAAACCAACAATACCAACACCAAATTTAGATTTAGTTCCTAGACCTATATATGATAAAGAAGTTGCAATTAGTGAGGATTTAAGAATAAAATTAGCAGATGTAACGGCAAAATACAATGCTTCTCTTAATGAAATAAAAAGATTGCAAAATGAAGTTGAAAAAATAAAAATTGAAAATCTTACAATATCTCAAAAAGATGATTTGATTTCAAATCAATTAGAAACTGTCTCCGATAGTTTGGTTACATTTACAGGACAAATCCAAACAGCTGTTCAAAAATCAGTAGAAGAATCTATTTTAAGAACATCATTACAATCTCAAAACACCGGATACAAAGTCCAAATTGAAGCATTAATTAAACAAATTGATTCATTGAATTCAATTATTGAGGGGTTACAATCCCAATTAGGAGCAGTACAACAACAACAGGCAATTACACAAGGCACTGCTGCTCAAGCTATGGCTGCAGGTGCAGATGTTGTTAACGAAGTTGCAATTGTTAAATTACAAGAAAAAGCAGACCCCAATAGTCCTCCTATTTTTGGTAAAATAAATGCAAAGGGTGGTAACAAATGGATAAATGGTAAAACGTTATCAATTACAAACAATGATAAGGGGCAAATATCAATTGCAATTGATGTAAATTATCCAAACGGACTTAAATGGTTTAGATTATCCGAATCCTCTTTTACAATGGAGCCGGGTGCAAATAAAGATATTCAATTAAATATTGATGAATCATCTGTATCTGGTAAAGATAGTCGAAAGAAAACATTTGGTTGGTCAGGAAGTACCGACTATAAAGGTGGTGAATTAAAAGTTTCTGTTACAAAAAGTGATAAGAGTACAAAAAGTAAATCTTATGAAATGAAATTAACTAAAAATCATCCTGATTCCTATTAATAAATTTTAAATATGAGTATTAAAAAATATACAAACTTTGAACAAATTGATGTTAATGTAGATAATAAAGGTAAATTTCTACAAGCAGAAGATTTATTCATTGTTTCAAAAAATGAAATAGAAGAAACGGATTTTGGTGATTGCAAATATGATGTAATGGAAGTGTCAGTTTACGATATTAATAGTAATTTATTACCCCACAAATCAGGAAAAAGTGTAGCTTATATA